CTCTGGCTATGGCCGTTCAGTACTTTACGGAGTCCATGGCTCAAACAGAGCAGAAAGCTATGCAGGCTCGTGAATCGGCACAGTGGGAGCTAGAGCGTCGGTTCATCCAAGGAGAGGGTGGTTTGAAGATCGATGCCATTGGTTACGCCTCAAGCCTTGAAGACCTTGAGAAGGCCCTTACAGCGTCCTCAGGTGGCGCTAATTGGCTCAGTGAGCTCTAGAAGCCTCTGAAAGGCCTCAAAAGGCCTTTTGGCTACCCTGACACCTAAAACGTCTTAAAGGGGCCTTACAGGGGCTTCTAGGGGCCTCTGAGTGGGTCTACGGTAAACAGCCATCTTTAAGACAGACCCCTGTGGGACATACGCTCGTAGAAAGGAGAGGTCTTGACAGCCGTGATTAGAGTGTATTTAAGAGTAATTAAAAAGGCTCTCTAAGTGGGTACTTAGAGAGTCTTTTTTAAAGGGTCTTTTACTGTCTCCCTTCTAAGACCTTCTTAAGACACTTATTAAAGAGGTCTTAGAGGTACCACTTAGAGGCCACTTAGAGCTACCTTTAAGTGCCTCTTTAAGTACCAATTAAAATGCCTAGTGTCTCTTTGGTCACTGTGACACCAGATGCAGAGGAACTTCTGGTGTATATGGCAAGAGTCAGTAACCCAGCTAATCAAGTCACTGGTAAAGGATCTGAACGGCTTATCCAATACCTGATTGACCACAAGCACTGGTCTCCCTTTGAGATGGTTCACATGGTCCTGGAGATCAACACCACTAGGTCTATTGCTGCTCAGATCCTGAGGCATAGGTCTTTCTCGTTTCAAGAGTTCTCTCAGCGGTATGCAGATACAGAACTGATTGGTTACGCCAAACCTCCTCACCTCAGACGACAAGACCAAAGCAACAGGCAGAACAGTATTGATGATTTAACTGCTGATAAAACTCAGATCTTTTACCGAAGGATCAATCAGCACTTTGAAGAGGCTCAAGACCTGTACCGAGAGATGGTCTCAGTAGGGGTAGCCAAGGAGTGTGCTCGTGATGTTCTACCTCTAGCCACTCCAACCAGGATGTACATGGCTGGTACAGCTCGGAGTTGGATTCATTACATAGATCTACGGTCTCAAAACGGGACTCAAATGGAACATATGAATATTGCTAACGAAGCTAAACAGATCTTTTGCAAAGAGTTTCCTACTATTGGTAAAGCTCTTAATTGGTCTTAGCGGTGTCTGAGCGTAACTACCGAAAGGAATACGACAACTACCACTCAAAACCCGAACAACGGGCTAATAGGTCTAGTCGTAACAAAGCTCGCCGCAAAATGGCTAAAGCTGGCTACAAGCTGAACGGTAGGGACGTAGATCACAAAGACGGTAACCCTCGTAATAACAGCCCCTCAAACCTTCGGATACAGAGTCCGAGTACTAATAGGTCTAGGAATAAGTAGAGGGGCCTTGTAGGGGGTTCTAGAGGGGTCTCAGGAAGTTTTAGAGGGTCTTAAGGGGGCCCTCTTTTTTTTTTATTGGTACCCAAAAGGTTTTGCTTCGGATTTTTGAGCCCTAGTTAGCGATCTGCCCCGCCCCCCTTCCCCCCTTGGGGGCCTTTAATGCCGCCTTATTGCAACTGCCTCGCAATAGCACCTAGGGGTCTTGGGGGTCCTAAGGCGGAATCAGTATGAGTTAGGAGCTATGCGGTTATGCGTCAAGGCGCATATATACACGCGCTCATGGCCACATCAAACTAGGCCCTAGGAGCCCTTGAGAGCCCTTTAAAACCCTTTCAACCACTATCACACCTAAAAGCTCCTACAGGGCCCTCACAGCCTCTCCTAGGCCCTTCTCAGAGTTTGTAACGATTCACAACAGCAGCCCTAGCCTGGCCCTGATCAGGCTCTATGTTGGTGCTCAAGCGGGCCGAGAGGTTTCGCTTAGTCCTACATCCTTCAATCCAATGGCTACCCAAACCAAACGGACTAAATACCTTTTCAGCGGAGACCTTGCTTTTACTCCTAGTTCTGTTGAAGAGTTCACAGACTTTGCAGCAAAGGTTTGCCAAAGGCTGAGCGCAAAGGATCACGAACAGTTCTGGTATTTAATCCGACTAGCTCGTGCTCAAGGCTACGAACAAGGCTTGAAAGAAGCCTGAAGCAACAGGCCTACCGGGAGCCTATTTAATCCCGGTAAATTCCTTTTACATTCTTCGATCCAATGCCTACTACCTACATCACAAAAAGCAGGCGAGAAGACTTAATAGAGCAATACCTTGACTGTTGGTGGGATACCCACAGCTATTCAACAGAGGAGCAATCAGAAACAGAAGCTCTCTGGGTACGTAACCAGCTGGAGTCTATGAACAACAGCGAGCTGGTTAACTACATCTCAGAATCTGGCTGGGGGATTATCTAATGCAACCTATTACCTTCAAACTTGAAAGCCACTATGGCCTCACTAGGGCCTACCCAATCAGCCAAGAAGCCATCCTGCTTCTGAGACTGACAGGAACTAAAACCCTAATCCCTAGTGCAATGGGAACTATTGCAGCCCTTGGTTACCTCTGTGTGGATACCGAGGGTAATGAGATCAAACCTAGCCAGTTGTACTAATGAAACTCTTTCTCTTCTCAACTGTTGCCATTAGTGTTCTTACCTTTTTTGCTATCGGTGAGCTCTCTAATCAACTAGTTACCTATTCAGGATCTCAGCAACTAGTGAGGGTCAACCGATGACATATGAACAACTTTGCCTAGATGTTATTAACTCTTCCTTTTTCTCCTCTCCAATGATCCCTACTCTTCTTCCTGCCTACGGTCGTGACTATTCAAAGAAGGCTGACATAGCCTCAGACCTTAACGCTAATAAAGACTTCTTAATTAGCAACATTAGGCCTGCACTAATCAATAAAGAACAACTAGTTAGCGAGGGTATTAAGTCCGTTGTGGTTAGGTACGGTAATCAGCGCAAAGTTACCAGTCTGAAACTAGTTAAGGGGGAATTCAAGTGACTCCTTACTTTGATAACGATGCCGCTTACTGGGCCTATTACCAATGGGCAGAAGAGCAACTATCACGATGGGAAGAAGAACAATACCTAGCAGAACAGGAAGAAGAAGAAGAAGACGAACCAGACTGGCTAACTGACCCTAACAACGTTATGTCCCGCCATCATTACTAACCACAATGCAGAACCTTTCAACCTTTCACCTATCCAAAAGTTCAAACAAAAAGCTTGGTAAAAACGTCTACGCTTCAACGTCTAGTTCCGATACCTGCCCCATCACTTGTGGGATGTATAAAGAATGTTACGCAAAAAAAGGGCCTCAGTCTTGGCACTGGAACAAAGTTAGTCGCGGTCAAAGGGGCACAGACTGGTTAAGTTTCTGTTCTGACGTAGAGAAACTAAAGCCAGGCACCTTATTTAGGCATAACGTTTCTGGTGATCTTCCCTATATTGCTCGCTACCCTGGCGATACCTGGCGTTGCGTTGATACTGTGGCCTTAGATCAACTGCAGTGTGCAGTTACAAACAGTGGCGTTAAGTTCTATACCTACACTCACACTCACACTGATACTGTTTACAGCAAGACAAACCTAGACACAATTAAGCGATTCTCTCAGCCTGGTTTTGTTATCAACCTTTCAACTGAGAAACCTAGAGACGCTTTTAAATTTAAACAGCTTGGTTTTGATGTAGTAATAACTAATACAAACGTTTTCGATCTAGCAGTTAGCTCCATTAAGACTCACAAAAAACCTGCAACCATTGTGGTTAACAATGAGTCTGTGCCTGTCATTCCTTGCCCTGAACAATACACTGAGAGCGCTACTTGTGCTACTTGTAAACTCTGCGCAAGAGCTAATAGGGAATACGTTATTGCTTTTAAGAAACACTGATGTTGTATAAATTTCCAGAACTTTTAGGCTATTTATTCCTATTTACCCTGCCCATTATCCTGACAACCTTAGGCCTACTGAGAGCCAATTAAAGATAACCAATGGCCTCCTATTTAGGGGGCCTTTTGCTATACAAATACTTATTGAGAATGCGTCGCAATAGCAGGTAAGTAGGTCTAATTGAGAATGATTTTCAATAGCAACAAGTAGAAATAAGAATGAGAATCAGAATCAACTAGACCAGGCCTGGGTTCGGTCTTAACTACTATCACGCCACGGGGCACGCCACGGGACACCAGCTAAATTTCCTTTAAATTGC